GCTACAGGTGGTATAGTAAAAGTTAAAAAGAAAAAAAAGAAAATGAAAAAACCTAGAGGTGTAGGAGCAGCACTTAGAGGTTATGGAAAGGCATGTAGTTAATGACAATAGGTAGGTCAAGTATTAGAATGCAATTAACTGATAGATTAAAAAATAAAGTTACAAAAAAGAAAAAGAAAAAAGTTAAAAAGAAAAAGGTAATGAAAACATAATGGCAGGTTTATTTAATACAAGAGCATTAACAAGATACTTAGGTAAAGCAAGTAAATCTATAGTTAAAGAAATAGATGACTTTGCAAGTAAGCCTGAGTCTTATACTGCAAAAAGTATTTCTAGAGAAGCACAGAAAAAATCTGGTGCTACTCGAAAAGATATGAATAAAGTATATAAAGAATATGCTAAGCTATATGAAAGTATGAATCCTGAAGCAAAACCAAAAGAAATAAAAAGTGCTGCTATGAATGCTGTTTTAAAACAAGCTGAAGAAGGTAATCTTACTCCTTCTAAAGTAGGTTCATTAGCTGAAGAAGAAAGTTTTACATATAGAGTTCCTCAAACACAAGAATTAATAACACGTGGAAAAGATATAACAAGAGAAGGATTAGGACCTCCTGCAGTAGAATCTGTTTTTAGACCTGGAGTAGCTCAGTTAAAAGACCCTAGTTCTGCTATGAGTCCTTTTTCAAAAGTTAGTGGTGCAGATGATATTAGTACAAGAGTAAGATTATCAGATGAGTTAGGAAATTTACAAGAAGATTTAGGTGCTATTGGAGGTACTACATATGTACCAGCTGAACAATTACCAGGTGCTCCTCTTGGTACAGGAGGTCCATTTGTTAAAAGAAAAGATATGATACAAGAGTCTTCTTTATATGATACACCAAATAAAGAAGGTATATTTGAATCTATAGGTTCTACACCAAGAACTGTTAAAGGTGAACAAAGAAGTATAGGTGGACCTGAATTTAATCAAAAAGAATTTAAAGAATTTATTTTTAATAAACAAACTGGTCTTTTAAAAAAAATACGTGATATAAATAAAGTTGCAGATGGAAAAGAATTTAAACAAGAAAGAAAAGCAAATTTAGAGATTGGTAATATACTTGCTGATTTAGCAAATAGAAAACAAGGAGAAGTTAAAAAAGTTGCTAAGAAAGGTAAAGATGGTAAAGTCTTACGTGGTAAAGATGGTAAAATAAAATATGAAAAAAAATATGTAGCTTTTTCTCAAGATAATCCTAAAAACTGGAATCAAGTTGTAGGTGGTGTAGCATTAAAAGATGAGTTAGCTAATTTTTTAGAATCAGCTGATTTTAAAACACTTGTTGCTGGTAAAAAACCAGGAGATAATACTATAACAGCATTTGATAAACTTATGAAAAAAGTTGGAAGTATTGAAGATGCTGAAAAGTTTGCAAAAAGACCTCGTGTACAAACTGATAAATCAACAGTTATAGCTCCTTTATATAAAACATTAAATGATTTATTAAATAAACCTCAATATCAAGTATCTGAAAAAGTGGCTAAAGGTATTGGTATTAGTAGATATAAAGGTAAAGATGCTACAGGTAATCTTATACCTTATTCAAAAGATAATTATATAGATTTAGTTCTTAATGCTATAGCAAAATCAGAAGGTAAAAAAAGAACTCCTAGTCAAACAACAGAATTAATTAAACTATTAAGTCAAACAACAGATGGAGATAATGTAGGACAAACTTTTAAATCTCCAATGGAAATAGTTTATAATCCAAAACAAAAACAAATACAACGAGTAAGAAAAGATTTAGATAAAGAGACAGATAGAACTACTGAATTAACAGGTACTGATAAAGATGTTCTTGAAGATTTAGATATACCAAAAGAAATGTATGATGAAGATGTAGTTAATCCAGCTGTACCAGAAGCAGGAATGGTAGGTAGTTTTAGTGAAACAGGAGCAGGTATTACATCTTTGACACCAACAAAAGGTGGACCAGATATAAAAGACTTTTTAAGAAAAAATGTTAAAGATTATAAAAGTTTATCTACTGAAGAAAAAGCAATAATTCAATTAGCTACTCGAGCATATAGAGCTGCTAAAAAAAGAGCTAAAGAAGCAGGCTATGATAATTTTAGAGCTGACGAATATGCAGAACAAACAGCATTAGCTACTGTCTTAAAAGATTTAAGAGACCCTAGTAAATCTAAAATGTATTCTCCAGAAAAAATGTTAGCAGCATCTGATGCAGAACAAGCAGCATTTGCATCTCCAGATGTAGGAACAGGACCTAGTTTTTCTGGACTTGATTTACAAAATCCTAATGTTGAACGAAATATACTAACAAGAGAAGGTAAAATATTACCTGATACAGAATTAACAGCACCTTTTACAACTTTTAAACCTTTAAATGTAAAAGAATATACAGAACTTTTAACTGGTCCTCCAAAAATAAAAGCAACTGTAGTAAGTGCATTAAGTGAGTTTTTAGAAAATCCTGAACTTTATAAAGATAAAATAAAACAACAAGATTATTTAGATGTTCTTAAAGATTTAATGGGTACTAAACTAGGTCTTAAAAAACGTAATCCTACTAAAAAAGAACAAGAAGAATTAAAAAAATCTACAACAAAACTTAATAAAATTTTAATTAATATTTATGATAAAAAAATAGATAAAGCTTATAAAAATGCATTAAAAACTAGAGATGTAACTGAAGTAGATAAATTATTACAATTAAAAGCTAATATTACAAAACGTAATACAGGTGGATTAGTAGGGTTAAAACAAAAGAAAAGTTTTATTCCTAAGATTATTCAAAATAAATGTTTACAAGAAAAAAAACAAAATAAAAAACCTAAAGGTGTTGGAGCATCACTTAGAGGATGGGGAGCAGTAAGTGGCTAAAAAAAGAAAAAGAACAGGTACAGGAATGAAAGGCATGTCTATTGGTAGTGGCGATAAACGTCCTACTAAAAGTGGTGCAGGAATGACTGCTAAAGGTGTAGCTAAGTATAGAAGAAATAATCCTGGCAGTAAATTAAAGACAGCAGTAACTGAAAAGAAACCTACAGGTAAAAGAGCTTCAAAAAGAAAGAGTTATTGTGCTAGGTCTGCAGGACAAATGAAAAAATTTCCTAAAGCAGCTAAGAATCCTAATTCAAGATTAAGACAAGCAAGACGTAGATGGAGATGTTAAATTTCGTTTTTAATTAGTAACATACCACATTTTAAATGTTGGGTACGTAAAGAGTTTACACACAATCATTTAAAATATCATGGTGAGTTTTTACATGGAATAGCATTTGCAGTTAATACAATACCAGATAGATGTTTATCTTTTCAAGTTATGTTTACTGGTATAGACGAAGAAGAAAATATACATGGTGGTGCAATGTGGGCAAGGATGCCAATCACAGCATTAGTAGCAGATGAAATATTAGATGAAGCTCCAGATAGAATGGATACACATTTAGCACAACCTTGGGATTGCTCATCAAGAACACATAGTATAGTAAAACTTGATTTATTAACAGCAAGTCCTTGGATGTGTAAAATAGATAATGAATTTTATAAAGGTAAGTATATGTTTACAGTTGACTTTACAGATAGTGATATAAGTGATTGTCCAGCACAACATAAACAAAACCATGTAATACAATTAACTGATGCAGGTAAATGGACAGGTAATATAGTAGCATTACCTAATAATAGAGTTCGAGCAACAAGTCCTGCTTTATGGGTAACAGGTGAAGGTGCACCAGATTTTAGACCAAGCCAACATACTCATGCAGCAGAAATACACGATAGTTACACAGACCCAGAAATAACATTTAACAACTTATATAAGGAGAATAACAATGGCAGGAATGAAAACTAAATACATGGCTAAAGGTACAGGCATGAAGACTAAATATATGTCTATGGGTAGTAGAGCACCTGGTAGTCCTGGTAAATTAAAAGTAACAAAAAAAAGATTTGGTACTAAAGCTAAAAAGAAATAATTATGGCTAAACTTTGTGCAAAAGGTAAAGCAGCAGCTAAACGAAAGTTTGATGTATATCCATCAGCTTATGCTAATATGTATGCATCTGCAGTATGTAGTGGTAAAGTAAAACCTGGTGGTAAAAAGAAAACTAAAAAGAAAAAGAAACTTAAAGTTAAAAGAGCAAGTACTGGTGGTGGTTTACGTAAATGGGTAGATGAAAAATGGGTTGATATAGGAGCACCAAAAAAAAATGGTAAGTATCAACCTTGTGGTAGAAAATCTACTAAAAAAACTAAACGTAAATATCCTAAGTGTGTACCTTTAGCTAAAGCACAACGTATGTCTAAGTCTCAAAAGACTTCAGCAGTAAAAAGAAAAAGAGCTAAAGCACAAGGTGTAAGTGGTAAACCAACATTTGTAAAAACATTTAAAAAGAAAACAGCATGAATATAACACCTGAATTAATTAATACAGTGCATAATATATCTTGGTTTGATGGAATACTTTATATTATACTTGGTTTAAGTGTTTATGCAGCATATAAATGGATAAATAAAAAATGGTAAGAAGATTAAAGAAAGTAACTAAACAATTAAAAAAAGCTTCTAGGCTTCATGCAAATCAAGCTAAGATAGTTGCAAACTATGTAAAAAAGAATGACAAAAAGAAAAGACCCAAGAATAGGAACAGGAAAAAAGCCTAAAGGTTCTGGTCGTAGACTTTATACAGATGAGAATCCTAAAGATACAGTGTCTATAAAGTATGCAACTGTAGAAGATGCTAAGAAAACTATAAGGAAAGTTAAAAGAATTAATAAACCTTATGCTAGAAAAATACAAATACTTACTGTATTAGAACAAAGAGCTAAAGTACAAGGTAAAAATAAACAAGCACAATTAGCTAAAGCAGCTAAAGAACAATTAAAAAGGAATAGAGCATAATGGCAACTTCAGGAACATATAACTTTAATCTTGATATAGACGAGATTATACAAGAAGCTACTGAAATGATAGGTGGTGAACAGACATTAGGACATGAGCCTAAGTCTGCTAGACGTTCTATAAATTTAATGTTGAATGATTGGCAGAATCGTGGTATACTGTTATGGAGTACCTTTACAACTGCAGTAACTGTAGCAGCAAGTACAACTTCTATTGATTTAGAAAGTTCAGCTTTAGATGCATTAATTGTAACTTATAAAATAAACTCAACAGGAACAGAAACACAATTAACAAGAAAAACATTTGAAGAGTATAATGTACTTCCTGAAAAGTCACAAACTGGTAGACCTACACAATATGCAGTTAAAAGAAACTTAGCGAATCCATCTATGTTTTTATATCCAGTACCTAATGTTTCTACAGGTATTTTAAACATAGAAGCAATAAGACAAGTACAAGATATTAATAAATCTTTTGAACAAAATGCAGATGCTCCTGTTAGATTTCTTCCTTGTTTAACTGCTGGTTTATCTTATTATATGTCATTAAAAAGAAATGGTGTACCTGAAACTAAAATTGCAATATTAAAAACAAACTATGAAGAATTATTAGGAAGAGCAATGGAAGAAGATAGAGAGAGAGCAAGTATTTATTTTAAACCTAAACTAAAAGCTGTATAATGGCTACTGATAGAAGAGCAAAAGCAATGTGTGATTCATGTGGATTTGTTTATCCTATGAGAATTATGAAGTTAAGTAGTTATAATACATTAAGATGCCCTCAATGTTTTGATGGTGCATATGATTTAAAAAATCATCCTCAAAATAAACCTGCTAGTTTAAGAGAAGACCCCTCAATTAGAAATGCTCGAATAGATGATACAGGTAGAGCTTTAACTTGGGAACAAGCAAGTTTTACATGGGATGATACAACCCAAGATAGATGGTGGCAAACAATATGAGTGATTTAACAGGTAAATTAGTATCAAATAGTTATAAACAACTACTTAAAGTAGCAGTATCTGGTAATGAAGGAGTTAGTGCTGGTTTATTACAAGTACAATCAGGTGATGGAACTAACTCAGCATTACAAATATCTACAAGTATAATACAAGTTGCAGGTAAATTTGGAGTCTCAGAAGATGCTTCAGTATCTGGTGATTT